GTCATTCTGAAAACCCTTGGAAGTATTTCCATTCTGAAAAAAATTAGCCGATCCCTTAGGAGAAGGGATGGAAGAAGGCTCCTCCTTATCATAAAAGATCCAAACTTTCATCTGAACAGGAGCAGGTGCGGGATTGACAGTAGTGTCGAAAGGAAGAGGAACAAAGGTACCTCTAACGACAAACTTCTTAGTAGTAATCGTATTTCCAATACGCTCACCCTGTCCAACACCCTGTTGGATCTGAAAAGATCCAGGATCAGGACCCAAAATAAGAATATTCTGAGTCTCAAAATCAGCAGAACTGCTAGGAGAAAGCACACGATCATACACATAATGCTGCGCGCACTTATTCTCCAAAGAACGAGAGATTTCTTTTCTAATCAATCTCTTCATAGGAGAAATCTTACGAGTAGATTTCCTCTTATAAGACTTCTTCTTAAAACTCTTTTTTCTATAAATCTTTCTTGCCATTTGATTAATTATGAAAAATTATCAAAAACAAATAAAAAAGGAGAAAAGGGATAAAACCCTAGCGCTCGCCGCGCGGCACTGTTTACCGCTGCGCTAGGCTAAAAAGGAGAACTATTCGCTCGCCGCTCGGGCACTATAAGGTTGCGGACTCGCGCTACCGCGACTCGCCGTATTTAGCAGCCTAGCGCTCGCCGCGCGGCACAGGCGCAAACATCGGGTCATGAACAAACTTCATAACCTTGAATCTCCTTTCAATCGCTTCAAGGTCAACACCAGAAAAGATATCGCGAGGGTGATAATTGGATGTAACAATAACCCTCTTAGGACGAATCTTGAGAGTGCCACATTTAACTTCAACAGGTAGCACATAAACATCAGCGAGCGTCTTCAAAAACTGAGCAGTTTTAGCAGACTCGGGGTCGATGTCTTCGATAATAACAACATCTTCAAAATTGTAACCATCGAACCACTTCGAACGAGCAAGCTTAATATAATGATCAGGATTCTCAATACGAGCTCCCTCAGACTTGCCGGATTGGGGATCACCCCACCGCCACTCGTTGTCAAGAACATCAAGTTTAACCAACTGACGTTTTGACTCATTTACACGAGATACCGCATACTCAATCGACTTAAGACGAGAACAAAGAATATCTTTAGAAACATCATCCAATCTATTCTCTGCAACAGCGGAAAACGCTTCTTCCCATCGGCGTTTCTCACCCATTCCTTTGGCCATAGGATCAAGAGGGATAATACCAGCCTCAAAGAAAGATCCTTCTTTTCGACAATAGTCGATGGCCTGACTTGGAAGACCTTTCGCAGCTTCCCAGTGAGCCCGATTATCGACCTTCTTAAGCGTATTAAGGGTTCTAGAATCCTTAAACGAAATATATCCCTGAAGGTGGGGAGTCCCAGATTCCCCCACCTCCTTCCCAAAGCACACATACTTACATTCATAACCAAGAAGCTTTTGCACATCTTCTTCGGTATAGTTATTTAAAGTGAAAACAAAACTGCGACTGCGACTCATTTTGATTAATTATGAATAATTATGAAAATCATTCAAAACAACACACAACACACAACACATTAGGTCTGGGGTAATACTAAACCCAGCCCTTGTAAATGGTATCTTTAAGGGACACTTAAGCGTCCTCATAGTGAAAGTCTTGCATGTACTGCATGCCGACTTGACGATAACTAGAATTGATCAAGCCTCCGTCTGCACGTACGTACTGAATCAACATAAACAACCCACGAGAAGTAGGGGTTGCAGAATTGTCATTAAACTTGACAATCTTAGGATAATGCTTAGTCAAATCGAAACTAAAGTTACAATTGAACTTGAAATCATTATTAGCATAAAACTGATTATTCTGGGAGGACGGAACGGTAGCTCCCGTACCACTATAATCAGCAAATCCAAGCTTAAAAGTCTTGGTAGTCAACACACGATAGCGATCAGTGTTAACAGGAGACCAAAGGTCTACAATGTCATTCTGAAAACCCTTGGAAGTATTTCCATTCTGAAAAAAATTAGCCGATCCCTTAGGAGAAGGGATGGAAGAAGGCTCCTCCTTATCATAAAAGATCCAAACTTTCATCTGAACAGGA